AGTTTAAAAGGATTTGAAGAGAAAGTTAAACAAATAATGAAGGCTTGTGTAGAAACTCAATACATACCAACAGGCGTCATGGGCTTAATACCAGACGGGGATCTAACCATGCTTTGGAGGTGGTTAGGTCCTGTTTACGAAGACTCCACGCAAGATATTTTAAATAATTCTATCGTGGTACGTAACCTCCAAGAATTAGGTGTTGATAGTATTGAAGCACTGAAGTACCTCTTTCCGTCAAAAACGGATGAGGAGCGGGCCTCGATGTTATCGGGATTCCCGTTCAGGATGGTCAACGAATTGCAAGGTGCTTACTCAGCCTTTGCAAAATTAGTGGGGGGCATGATGCAGACCCCTCACCCGCAGTCACCAGATTTACCGATGGCTGCAGACCCACGTCTTGACCTTACACCTTATCTGTATCGCACATTAGAAGCATTACAAAAGGAGATGAGTTATGCAGGACGTTACCGTCCAATCGATCCCACAGATGAGCCAAGTACCAACCGCAGTAGCTCCAAGCAGCTACGTGGCAGTACCAGCGCCTCAAGCTCAAGCACCGAGCTACCAGGGACCGGTCAATTACCAGGTGGGTACCAGTTACCCCCAAGCGGTGCCACAAGCGCCTATCAGCTACCAATCAAGCCCTACTCAATACGCCCCCCAATCCCAATCGGCGGCACCCCAGAACAGCCCATGGGAATCGGCGTTCAACAAGGTGGTGGGTCTGCTGAGCGCACCAGTCCAATCCCCGTTCCAGGGTCAACCCTCGGCTCCGACGCCAACATACGCCCCGGCCAATTACGGTCAGACGTACAACGGCCAAGCTACGCCCAACTTGGGGACGCAGACCTCGTATCCCAACCAGGAATCCTCAGCCAATTATTCCCAAACTTCCTCGAGTCCCTCACTGCCCGAAATAGCGGACTACCTGGGCCTGAGCAACGAAAGCCGCGAGGTGATCGACGCGTTCGGGGTAGAAGCACCAGCCGTCCTAAATAACTATGCGCTCCAACTGGAGACAATGTTGGACAATGCTGTTGCATGGGGCCAAAAAGCTAATGGTTTACTGCATGGCTATGCAAACTTTGCTGTGAATGAGCACCAAGAGAATCTCGCTTATAACGAAATTCTGACTAACCCTGATGTACTGAGTGACTACACTTTGAAGTTCTTCGGTCCTGAAGGTCCTTATCCTGTATATGAAAGTGAGGGCGAATTGGAAACACCTGGTTATCGCACAGAGCAAGTAGTACCTGGTTATGGGAATTTCCCTGCACCTCCTGATGCTGCTGCTCCACAACAACCCCAAAACTTCTGGGGTGGATTCAATGAGATCATGGCACGAGATCCTCAAAATGCCTGGCGTGTTCTCAACCAAGCTCAACCTAATACTGTAGCTAACAAGCTATTTGTAATGGAGTGAGGCCATGCGTCCACTTCTTAAATACGGAATCCCTGCAGCCGCTGGTTTAGCTACCGGCGGTTATGCCTATTCACAAGGTGAAGATCCAGGAACGTCTATTCTTGCTGGAACAGCAGGCGCCCTTGGCGGTGCCGCTAGCTTAGTAGGGTCACGTTTAGCGGGTAAATATGCTCCAGTAATAGCACAACAAGTGCAAGAAAAAGCTATAACGCCAATGGCTAATGTTGTTGGCAACATCGGCGCTAATGTCCCTAAAGAATCTAAATTTCGCAATAAAGCAGTAGGGCAAATTGCAGATGTTCTTGCTGCGGCAGAACAAGCAACAATTGGCCCAAGAGCTGAGCGAACAACTGGTAAAATAACAGCAGGGCTTGGAGTACCTGCTGGTGCAGGTTTAGCTGGATTAGGTGGAATTGCCCTTGGTGCTATACCTAGTTCTATGGGGATTCCAGGATTTGCCGATCAACCCATTGATCCCGAATCTTACGGATCTAGCAATTCGCCAGGTGCCCGGTACAAACAAACAACAGGCACTGCAGGTATTAGTAACTATCAACGATAGTTAAATTAGTACCTGCTAAAATTTTCATAGATAAAGACAGTTGTACGTCTGAATCTTTTCACCATACATCCTGCAATATAGGAGGATAAACTAAAGTGTTTATTGATACCGATTTTCCAAAGATCTTAGGTGCAGAACTTTACCGTCCTCACCCTGCTTACATCTGCGAGATGGCCGTAGAACCCGTTGTGGTTCATGACTTTACTCGTCAGCCTGGTCAAACCGTTCAACTTGATCGCTACAAATTCTGGGGCACTCCTGGTACTAAGGATAGCCGCGAACGTATTTCCGATCAAACCATTGGTACTGCCAACAGCCGTAACATCACCAAGGAAAAAGTCCTTGTGGTGCTTAAGGAATACACTGGCCCTGCGGATCCTTCTGATCCTACTCAGCCTAGTACCTTTAAAATTGCTCGTGAAACTCTGATTACTGCTCAGCGCATGTTGCTGGACACAGGTAATCTGAATATGTTCCACCAGTCTATTGGTTCCCTTACACTTCTTGATGATTATCGCCGTTGGCGTGATCGTGTGTTTATTGATGAGCTAGCCAAAGCAGAAGCTAATGGTAAAGCATCAACATCACAAGGTGGTTACTACTTCCCTGCTAGCCTAACCAAAGATTCTAGTGGTCGTGTTTCTTACACTACTGCACAATATACAGCTAATGCTCAGCAATTCCATGTATCTACGGATTTGTTGACTGTTGTTAAAGATATGCGCAAGCGTAACGTACCTACCTTCTCAGATGGTTTGTATCGTTGTATTTGCGATCCTACATTCATGATGCACTTGCGTCGTGATGCTGACTTCCGTGAAATTGCACGTTATTCAGGTAATCCTGGTCAAGGCATGTATATGTCTGGCAATCCCATGATGCCTAATAATGCTAGTTTCTACCAAGGTCCTCAAGCAGGCCAAGGTTATTTCTTAGCTGGCGAACCTGTAATGCCAACTGGTGTTCAGTTTGAAGGTGTTAAATTCTACGAATCTACCAACTTCCCAACCAAGACAATTACAGCTAGCTTTGACACAGGTTCTACCTATGCTAGCCAAGAAGCAGCACAAGGTTTCTTCTTTGGTCCTCAAGCAGTAGGCGTCGGTGTAGGTGGTCCTAACGCTCAAGTTCTCATTAACAACAATGATGACTTTAGTCGTTTCATCATTCTTATCTGGCAACTGTATGCTGGTTTTGAAATCCTGAATAAGGACTTTGTCACCACTGCTTACAGCTTCGTCAGTGATGATGGCGTTCTTTAATAACAATACGTAAACCAACAAGGAAAGATAAATGACCTACTTGACAACTAAAAAAATCTACCCCGGCAACTGGGTAGAAGCCCTTAACGGCTGGTACAAAAACATTGATACCACTGGAGGCACAACAGTTGATGCCTCTAAAGACGGTCCTACGTCTGTTCTTGCTGTTCCCGGCTGGCGTTATTTTCAACGACGTGGATACGTTCCTGTAACCTGGGCTTCTGGTACTGCAACGACTTATGGTCAAGCCATGAGTGTAATTATCCCTTCCCCTTATCGTCAAGACGACACTCGTCCTGATATAACAGGAATGGTAATCAGTGGTAGTGCAACACAAGCTGCTTACGTTTACCGTAGTGCTATTTCCATTGCATCAGGTTGGGGCGACAATCGCGTAGCCTCTGGTGTATATGCTTCTACAGGTAACGTAATTGCTTTCGGACGAGATAATTCTGGTAGTCCCGTAGCCGCTTCTGGTGAACCAATTGCTGCTGCATTCTTGACATCAACCACGTCAGGTACCAGTGCTACTACTGTTTATTTTGCAGGAGGGAGTCAAGGTTTTGGTTCAGTTCCTCTGTTTACGTCCGCTGCAACACAAATCAATGCTGCTTCTGGCCTAGTAAATAGCGGTCTTGTTCACAAACAACTAACCACTGGCACAACCTTTAAGGTTTATGCTAAGGGTAGTAGCGATGCTACTTCCGTTTCTGGTGGTGTATACATTTCTGATAGCGACGTAAGTGCTGGATTAAGTGGTTACATCTTAGTAGAAATTTGCTACATCGTTCCAGATAATGCTCCTGATTACTCTGATATTGAAGCTTATTTGCCCAATCGCACAATAAGCTAAATAGGTTAAACTAATACCAGAACTTCTGGTATCTATGCTTTACCAACACACCAAGACCGGCGCGAGAGTCAAAGTCATTAGTGAATGGGATAACGGCGAATGGTTTATGGTCGAAGACCAGGACGGTCGCCTTTATACCGTTTACAAGACTGAGATCAAGCCAGATGAGTCAGCCAATAAAACGGTTAAGACTCTACAGGTAAAAGATAAAGCAGCAAAGGAAGCACCCCGTGCGTTTCCCCCAGATCATCGCTTGAATCTTAATTCAGCAACCGCTCAAATGATTGCTGATCATATTAAAGGGATTGGTCTCAAGACAGCACGTGAGATTAAAGACATACAGATGAGTCTTTCTGGTGAAAAGTTCAGTAATCTAGATCAGTTAAAACAGATTAAACGTGTTGATTGGGACTCTGTATTTGCTGCTGATTTGGTAAGAGTATGATGTAAGCCCTGCTTCGGCGGGGCTTCTTCATTTTAGAATTAAAATAAAGTAGTAAAATGACAAATTCAGGCGGTAAGTTTTTTATAGGGAATATCGGTAGCACAGGTACAGCTACTGGTCCGCATATACATAAATACGTCAAAGATTTAAGGACAGGTTCTTATATTGATCCATCGACAATTAAAAGTGCTTTAACAGGTGTTCAGATAGGAGA